CTTTCGGCTTGCGCCTACTAGGCGTCGGACCGCGAGGTCCACTAAAGAGAGCCTTGTGAGCTTTACTTTGTATGGGTTCCCCGACTGTTCACGGAACAATCGGTAGGCACTTTCGTACCAATTCCAAAGAGCCACACCCTCCCCGTACTTGTCAATGGCCGGTTTAAGGTCATTAACTATGAAAGGTGGTAACAAAGACCTCATCCTATCGACGATTGCAGTATAGATCGTAACGGCTGCACCGTTGATCGCTAACCGCTCAAGTTTCTCATTGGCCCGGCACAAGTCACCTATCTGGGTGACTATACCAGCCAACCACGGACCATAGATCCTGGCATCGCGTCCAGGCCCGAAGGTTACGGAAATGAGATCAAGCACATCCTGTTCGGATGTGTCGTCGACGAACGAATACATCGTTGACGCCAAGGCCGACTCTCCCCTCGCAATGAGGGCGAGTCTGGAAAGACCAGCATTTACTAGCTGTCCTCCCCTAGACAAGGCGTCCGTAGACTGGTTCACGAAGGAGTCGAAACGGTCCACAGCCGGGATGCCATGGGCGTTCCAACCCAGTCCCCAAGGTTCGGGAACCGGCGCTAGCCAGCGTATCGCAACTCGTTGTTGTCGCGTTAGCAAAGAAATGCCACGCTTCCCAACCCTCTGAACAAAGTCTAAGAAGTTGTCGTCTGAAACAGACTTCCACTTGTAGCCGGGAACCACCCCGTCAGTGGTGATCAACTTAGAGCAAAACTCGCAAGCTTTGGTCGATACCAGGGTCTTGCCGACTGATACCGGCACTCCAATGTCGGAAAGGAGGTCCATACAAAGCATTCCAGCCTCGTTTTGAAAAATGACGAGGTCATCGCCACATCGGACACTATCCTCACCCGCCTTATGATCCAGTTTCGATGAAGATCTGGAGCAGACACCCTCGACAAGGGCACCTAAGGTTATGCAGAGCGCCAGATTGAACACTGGGAACCAACCTAGTGGCTGTCCCTGCGTCCAACTGATGGTGCGGCGGGAGGTTACACTCGCGAATTCCTTCGGAATGTACCAAGGAAGCTTGCACACGTCCTCGTAGAACGTGCACCACGGCTCGGGTATCCCCAAGCGCCGCATGGTGTGCAGCACAAGGGACCGCGGTAAGTTGTCAGTTGCGCCCTCGAGGTCAATTGAGAACGCGATTCCATTAGAGTTGAGTAGCTGTTGGGCTCGACGAACGCCCTCCTCCTGGTCTAACGAATAGTTGCCAGGAAGGCGCTTTACTAACAGGTTCGACCACTTGTACAAAGGCAGAGCAGCGGCTTGAAGCGCACTGGAAGGGTTTGCGATAAACCTACCTTTGCAACCGGCCTCCTGAACGAGTGCAAGTCTCCCGGCAACTGTAACGACGTCGTCGTCAGTATCGCCAGGCTCCTCATGCCATTCAATCAGTTGCCTGATATAGGCATCGAAGTCTTCACCCTCCGATAATCTCCAGAATACACCTTCGAATATCTCATGATGAAGGTCCACGAACTGAGCGTC